TTTCAACAACTGAAGCTTGGTATCAAATCTCACAACCTGCAACATAATATGAAAGCAAGATTAGAAAGCGGAAAAGTAGTTAAGTATTCAAGAATTCCTAGCGAATGGAAAGGAACAAAGCATTATATAGGTGGATTCCACAATGCAACAACTGAAGAACTAGAAGCAGAAGGTTTCTTTGATGTTATTGTGCCTGATTATGACCCAGTGATTCAAGTTATACACAACCTGCATCTTGAAGGTTCTTATGCTTATACTGATATTGATGGCAATGATGCAACAAGAGAAGTATTTACTTACGATGTAAAAGACAAAACAATAAGTGAAACGGTTGCAGAGCTTAAAACAAAACGAATTGAAGAACTCAAATCTCTAGCCTATGATAAACTATCAACTACAGATTGGTATGCTATTAGAAAGGCTGAAAACGGTACTGAAATACCTTCAGATATACAAACCGAAAGAGATGCAATAAGAACAAATGTATCAACTAAAGAAGCAAAGATCAATGCTCTAAAAACAAAAGCTTCTGTATTGAAGTATGATATTAACTTCTAAAATCCCTTTAAATGGCGATTAACGAAAAACTTATAGTACAAGAAGCAGCAGCACCTGCAACGGATGCAGAGCCAAATATAATGTTAGACCTAAATGCAGGGGATGTAGATTCTTATGATGGGGATGGCGATGTTTGGTACGATATACACGACTTTGAATTTAAACCTACTACAAACGTATCAGAGCATTTTAATACTGTTTTATATACTGGAGACGGAGACACTACTGCGCAACCTGTAACAGGTGTCGGCTTTACCCCTGACTTAGTATGGATTAAAACAAGAAATCAAGCCACTAGGCACATATTAACAGATAGTTTAAGGGGTGTTAACAGCCAAATATTTTCAAATGAAACTTCTACTGAAACAAATTATGGGGAATTTACCTCTTTTGACAGCGATGGGTTTACTGTAAAAAGAAATACAGGTACTGATTATCTAAACCAAAGCGGAATAAATTACGTTGCTTGGTGCTTTAATGCAGGAGGTAATGAGGTAACTAACACAGAGGGAACAATAAACACAACTGTAAGAGCCAATAATGATTTAGGATTTAGTATTGCTACTTATACAGGAGTAGGTTATCCAAATTCAACGACTGCGGAAATCGGTCACGGATTAGATTCAGCACCTGAATTAGTCATCATAAAAGGTACTGGAGGAACTGGACAAAGTGGTGGTGCAGGTAGTTGGGTAGTTGGGTCATCTTTACTTGGTAGTGGTTGGGACGGTCAAATATATTTGAACTCAACATATTTTTACCATAGTCCAAACTATTTTTGGAATGGTGCTGCTACAAGTAGCGTAATAAAGCTAAAAAATGATTGGTTTGTAAATGGAGTAAACAACAATTATGTGGCTTACTCATTTGTATCTAAAAGAGGAGTATCTAAAGTAGGTACTTATACTGGAAACGGTACTACAAACAATAAAATATATACTGGTTTTGAACCTGCTTTTGTGATGATTAAAAGAACGGATAGCACTTCTAACTGGAGGATTTATGATAATGTTAGAGGTACTCAAAAGGAATTATACGCAAATAGTAATTTGGCAGAGCCTTCAGATGTATCAAATATAAGTTTTGATTCAAACGGATTTACTTTAACTAGTGATGGAGGTTGGATTAATAATAGCGGTGGCAAATTTATTTACTACGCAGTAGCTAAAGACAC